TAGTTTACTAAATATAACTTGCTTTATAATAAATTTATTATGTTAATCTTAAAGAACTCTTCTTGCTCTTCCTATTTTACTCCATGGAACAGATGTAATAGAAACAAATTTACCTTTGTTAGGAGCCTCTATCCATTGACCATTTCCTATATACATACCTACATGGCCTAAATTACTAAAGAATAATAAGTCTCCTGGCTTAGCATTACTTGGAGAAACTTCATATCCATTGTTTATTTGATCCCAAGTTGTTCTTCCTAAACTAATTCCAGCTTGTCTAAAACTCCATTGCATTAATCCAGAGCAATCAAAGGCTCTGTAATTTCCATTTAAATAGTTTGATGGTATATCATAAAATCCTCTTGCAGCATGATCTGGGAAAGTTCTTCTTAAGCTACTTAATAAGCTTGAAGTTAGTGTTTCTCCAGCTCCTCCATAAATATATGGAGAACCAATTTGAGATTTCATAATACTTAAAACTTGTTCATATTTACTTTGGTTAACTTGTCCGCCACCTGTGCTTCCATTTTGGCTTGAACCTAAATTTTCATTTACGCCTCCATTTGAACCTTCATTTGAAGATACTATTTTAACATAATCTTCATGTAAATAACCAATTTTTCCATTATAATTTACTTTAAACCATCCTGAAGAAGTCTTTCCTTGTAAAGTAAATCTTTCATTAGGTAATAAATATGCTAAAACAGAACTACTAGTACTAGGTTGACTTCTAAGTCTTAAATTAGTTGTTACATTTACAACCTTTCCAGCTTTTCCATTATAAGATTCATCTAAATTGCTATTTTGGCTTCCACTTTGGTTATTATTACTTCCACTATTAGAACTTTCGTTTCCACTTAATACTTGTACATAATCTCCATGAACATGTCCTTTTGTTCCTTGTGCATCAATATTATACCAAGATCCATTCTTACCATTTATCTTAAAAGTTTGTCCTGCACTTAATGATCCAACAACTGAGCTACTTGTACTTGGTGATTGTCTAATTCTTAAAGAAGTACTTACATTTACAACCTTACCAGTTTTTCCTGCTAATGAAGTATCCATTCCTGAGTTATTTTCTGGTGATTGTCCATTATTTCCTGATGATTGTCCACCATTATTTGAACTATTTTCACCTACTTGTACATAATCTCCATGAATATATCCTGTAAGTCCATTTGCATTTATATAATACCAACTTCCACTTTTACCCTTTATCTCAAATGTCTGACCACCTCTTAGGCTACCTACAACTGAGCTACTTGTGCTTGGTGATTGTCTAACTCTTAAAGAAGTACTTACGTTTACAACAGTACCCTTTTTCCCAGCTAATGAAGTATCTAAATTTGAATTACTTCCACTATTATTGCTGCTACTATTAGAATTTCCACTTACTTCTTTAACATAATCTCCATGAATATAGCCAACTTTACCATTAGCATTTATTTTATACCATGAACCTTCTTTTCCATCTATATTAAAAATTTCACCATTAGTTAAATATCCAATAACATCACTGCTTGTACTTGGACTCTTTCTAATTCTTAAATTTGTACTTACGTTTATAACTTGTCCTTTTTTTACCGATCTAGTTTGATTATTCTCTTCTAATTGATTAGAATTTTTATGTTCTGTTGCATAAGCATTTTCACTGTGTGCTGAAACAACACATACCGTTGATACAGCAAAAATCAAAGCTGCTATCTTATTCCTATTCATACACAATCCTCCCTAGTAGTCATATTAAGCCCTGCCTAAAATAATTCTTCACCTTCTATAATATATTCTTTAGTAGAATTTATCAACAAAATAGTTACAAAAAAATATCAAAAATAACAAAAAAAGAAGTTGTCCCTATTAAAACTGGACAACTTCTATGTTCTATCATCTTTCTACACTTAACAAATCATCAGATTTTTCAACAATATATTTATAAGAATCTATAACCCCTTGTATATAAAATTGTGCTCCTAAATTTTCTACAAAAAATCTTATAAGTTTATCTAACTCTTCATCATCTAAACTTTCATTTTTTTCAAGTTTAAAATATTTTAAAAGTTCTTCTTTCAAAAAATCTTTTTTTTCTTTAGAAATATCAAAATTATTATTTATTGTAACGCTACCTTTCTTATTGTTATCTATAATAATATCACTTATAAAAAAACTAGTGTAACAATGCCCTTGCTTATCATAATAATCTTCCTTATTCCCATAATATCCTTCTTCAACTTTATTTAAATCATTTTTATTCATACAAATTCACGCCTTCTAAATAAATTTGGAATATATCCCATATAATACATTTTATTCACCAATCATATTAAAGTTACTTAATATATTATTTTAATCTTTAAGTTTTTATCATTAAGGAAATTATAAAAAGATTTTAATTTGTGATTATATAAATTAATTTTGTAAATAATAAATTTGAGGTGATTTTATGTATAAAGCAATTGGTATAAATATGGATAAAGAATACAAAGCCTTAAGAAAAAAATCTAAACGCTTTGTTCCCCCATCTCATTATAGAGATAACTATTCAATGAATAACTCTAAGGAAGATGACTTAGAGGATTATTCATTCTTTGATTCTATGGAAGATTTAAAGGATTGTGCTAACTCTAATGATGAGGATTGCAAAATAAGATCTTGTCTATTAAACAAAGAAATTCAAGTAAATAAAAAAGTTCTTATTGCATCCTGCATAGGAGCTGCAGCAGGCATTATAGGTGTAACCTGTGCAATGAAAAAAATGAATTCAAAATCAAACAAAAGTCTTTTAGCAGCTGCTCCTTCTTTAATGAAATTTGCTAAAACTATGCTTTAAAAAGTAAAAAGAAGCCACATAAAACTTTGTGGCTTCTCTTTCACTTAATAATTAAATTTTATTTTAAAATTCTAAACTTTTAATTTCTTAAAAGTTCTTTTAAACTATATTCTAATTAGTTTTTACTATTTTATTAAAAATGCAAATTCCCCTTCTACAACACTTACTAAGTCTTTTGGATTCATTTTTATTTGATGTCCTATCTTTCCTGCACTAAATATTATAAAATCTAAATCTTCTGCACTCTCATGTATAAAGGTTTTATAGTTCTTTTTCATTCCTATAGGGGAACATCCACCTATGTTTATTTAGACAAAACTATTTTATTAGATTTTCAAATTTACCAGATACTACTTCTACTAAATCATTAGGATTTAATTTTATTTGATGTCCTATCTTTCCTGCACTTACTATGATGAAATCTAACCCTTTAGCACTCTCATGTATAAATGTTCTATAATCACGTTTTAAACCGATAGGGGAACATCCACCACGAATGTAGCCGGTGTATTTTAATATATCCTTAACTGCTATCATTTCAACTTTCTTTTCTCCAGCTATTTTAGCAGCACTTTTTAAGTCTAACTCTTCTGCTACTGGTATAACAAAAACATATAACTCTTTACTTGTCCCTTGAACTACTAAGGTTTTAAATACATTTTTCTCATCTACTCCAATTTTATGAGCTACTGAAATTCCATCTATTTTTCCATCTTCACTCTCATAACTAAGCATTTCATAATTTATTTTTTTTGAATCTAGTATTCTCATTGCATTTGTCTTAAGCTTCTTATCTTTTGCCATAATTTTCACCTCTTAAATTAAATCATTTATAATTATACAATAAAACACTTTAAATATATAATCCTAATCATTATTAAATTAAAAGCATAGTTAAAAACTATGTAACTAACAAAACAAAAGATAAAAAAATATAATAATAGTTCTGCCAATGTTAATAGACTATAAAACAATTCCAAATCCATTCCTCCTTTATAAATACTATTATGATTATGATACTTTTTTTAACATTTTAAACATATATAACGTAAAAAAGGCTAGGTAGGAATTAACCCCACCTAGCCTTTTTTACGTTATATTTCTTCTATTGAATTGTAATAACCTAAATTATCAATTTCTTTACTTGCTTTCTCTGCATCTTCTTTTTCTGTAAAAGTATATACTCTAACTTGATATTTCTTTTTAATCTCTTCTTTATCTAAAGAAATATCAGGATCTATAGCATTAGCTATTGCTCTTGCTAAAGTCTCCCATGGAGTTGGTGACCAAATATCTATATCTTTTTGAGAATCACAGAAACATGTCTCGAAAATAATATTTGGTGCATCAACATGTCTCATTTCATAGAAATTAGGTTGATACTTTAATCCCCTATTGTAGAATCCAAGTTTAGCAAAGTTTTCACACATTCTATTAGCATAAACATTAGCTCTAGAAGATTCTCCCCAAGTTAAAGCTTCTGTTCCATTAGCACTACCATTATAACAATTCATATGTAAACTTATAAATAAATCTACACCTTCACTATTTGCTTTATTAGCCCCTTCTGATAACTCTCCATTAACAGTAGAAGCACTTGAGTTACAATTAACAACTGTATGCCCATTATCTTCTAAAACTCTTTCCACTTCACTATATAAAGTATTCATGCTTTCCCATTCATCTCTTAAGCCATTTGCTCCCCTACAATTTTTACTATGTCCTGCTCTTAATCCTATTTTCATATTAATCAATCCTTTCATTTTTAAATTTTTATAATTAAAGGCAATAAAAAAAGTGGATTTCTCCACTTTTAAATTAATCTAATATTATTTGCATATGTAATATAAATAACTTTTAATTGTTAGCTTACTTTTAAAATCATCCATAAATAATCCACCGTACTTTCCATCAAGACTAATATCAAATTCCCCTTGAATATAATCAAGTCTTTCATATTCAATTCTATACATAGGTATACCACAAGGTATAGTGTCTTTAATATATAATTTTTCATTTACGTTTAAGAATTTATGATAAATCACTGGATTTTTGTCTACAATAACCATTTTATTCTTTTTACTATCAAATTTTACTCTGTAAATTTTCAACCAGTTTATTCCTTGTGTTGAACTTATAGTTATTAACTCTGATCCACCTAAATTATATTGATTTTTACGTTCCAAATCATCATTCTCCAAATATTCAAGTTCAAAATTTTCTAATAATAGTTTTTTATTTTTATTAATAACCCATATTCTACCTATGAAATATAGAATAAATAAAATTAATGTAGCTACTGATGATAAATAAGATACTAATTCAATCATAATATTCCCCCTTGTTTAATCTACATACATTATATTATAATTTAATATTTCTTACACAACAAATTTAGAATAAATATTTATTACTTAATTTCTATTTAATTTGCTTGTTATATTGGCTAGTTTGTTTTACTAATTGATTAGTAGCTATGGCTCCAAAAGCACATATAACACCTTGTAATATACTGGTTGGATTTATACCCATTATGGCTACACTAAATCCTACTCCTAGGATAAGCAATATCCATGGGATACTCCAATCCACAACTTTAGGTGTTTTCTTTAAAAACATTCCTATAACATAAAGAGCAGCTACAAGTATAAGTAGTTGCTCTGGTACAAATTTTATTATGTTTTCCATTTTACATTCCTTCTTTCTTTTCTAAATCTTCTATTCTATGATGAGCTACTTTTAAGCTTTCTTCTATTTTTACAATTCGTTCAGCTATTTTAGCATCTCTTTCAACTTTACTTTTTAAGTCTAATTTAATGTCATCTACATTTTTACTTATATAATCAAGCTTAGTACTTAAAATAGTTTCTTTTTGAGTATCCTCTCTAATGTCAGTTTCACTTTTCTTTTTATATCCTAGGATTCCTAAGATTATACCTACTATAGTGCTTATAAATCCTACTAGTGCTATTAAATCTACATTCATATCGCTTTCCTTTCTGTAATTTAAGGGAATAAAAAAAGACTATCTCTAGCCTTAATTATTCCCCTACTATATTAAGCTTGTGGTTCTATAACTTTAGTTTCTGTCGGAGCAACTACTACTGGATTAGTTTCATGCTCCATTGATGGAATTACTACTGCAACTGGTTTTAACATATTAGATAACTCCATATATTGTTCAGGTGTTATTTCATGAGTCATCATGAAGCAGCCTAAAAATTGCTTCATTTCCTCTCTTTCCTTCTCTGTTTTACATCCATTTGCTATTTGTCTTTTACATAATTCATACATCATAATTAATCATCCTTTCATTTATTTTAAATTATTATTTAATTTAATCATAGCAATATTTCCATTAGCTTTTACTATGCTTGGTACTAATAAATTATTAATAACATCCCATATATTATTAACTTCTTTGGCTAAATTTTGTAATGAGCTTCCTATATTGCTTGGTACTTTAAAGTCTAAAGTTCCTGGAAGTGAGTTTAATATATTAAAATAAGTTTTTTCTTGGTAAGTATCTAAATCTATATCTACACAATTTTCTACAATTTCTATAGTTGGTGTAGCTAGTTGATAATAAACTATCACAGGGTTATTGCTATTATATAAATTTTTAAAATATTTTTTCAGACCACTTGTATCAGCAGTTTCCAACTTGCTGATTGGTAATTGAAATGATAGTGAATTGCTCCCACTCAAGTCAAATCCTTCTTTCCCTTGAACATTAAGGTTATCTTTATTCCATAAACCATCAATATATTTAAACTGGTTACATATAGCTTCTAACCTCGAACCCGCTTTACTTCCTTCTAAAGTAAAATAACCATATAGATAATCATTTCTTAATTCAGTTATAAAATTTTCGTCACCAGTAACAAGATGTTCTCCTATAACTCTATTAACCTTAACTTGTCCATTATCTTCATACATAATATCTTGAACATCATATACGCTTCTTAATGGGGCTGATATTAAAATATCTTTTTTATCTATAATACTAGGTGCGTAATTTGTTTTAATCCCTTCAACAATTTGAATATTATTGTAAGTTATAGAAGTAGGTGTATTTATAGGTGTGGTATTATTAACAAAAAATCTTAAAACTATATCAGCATCATCTACAACTGTAAATGTTAAACTTAAAGAATTTTTGTTAATATCTCCGTATGCACCTACTTCATCTCTACCTTTATATTTTTTTACAGCAAACAAAACTTTATCACCGACGCCGCCTGAAAAACCTTCACATGATACTGTATATTTAGAACCTATTTTCAATTTTCCATAATTAATTGAGGCATTTGTCCAACTAGGTGATTGATTTGTCCCAATTGTAACATTATCGTTTTCTATATTAAAAATGCTAGTATTACCTTTTGATTTTGATTTGTAGCTTTTAAAGAAATTCTTTCCACTACTTAAAATACTAATTTTATATTTATCTCCTTCTTGCTCTGCTTCTCCAAAGCTTTTAATACCTTCAAAATAACTACATGGAATAATACTTAAATCACCTTCAAATATCATTACATCTCTTAATTCTTGTTTATATGTTGCTCCCCCATTTAAGTTTATATAAAGAATTTGACCTTTACTTCCATTAACTAAATTATTAGTTGTCATTGTTGCAACTCCATTTTTAAAAGAAGTTCCACCAGATGTTAAAGGAAATTCATATCCTCCTGTCATAACCGAAGGATAAAGTCCATCCGTAGCTTTAGCTAATAATGTATATTTTTGATTAGGCTTTAATAAATCAAAATTTATTGTTCCTGCATTAATATAGTAATAGGAACTAGAAGGATATTTTTTTATTGTAACTTCACAAAAATTTTGACCTTCTGATAAAGTATAATTTTCTTGTGGTATACTAGTTGCAAAACTATAATTTGATTTAGAATGTATATTTAATAAAGTTTTACCTTTAATTCTCATTCCTTCAGTTCTACCCTCTAATGTATCATTAGCACTTATAGAACTTCCACTATACTCTAAAGCTTGATTGCTTTTAAGTCCATTCTGTAGCTCTGTTAGTTCCATTCTAATACCAGGAATGTTTTGGCTTCCATCTAAACCATCTATAAATTCTTTAGCTTTTGTTATAGATTTTTCTAATTGACTTTTCTTTTCTATAGCATCCGTTGCAGCTACTTTAGATTTTTCTGTTGTATCTGCTAAAGTTGTATTAATATTTCTAGCATTACTAATATTACTTTCTAAAGAGCTGTTTAAATTAGTTGCTACCGGAATATTAGTTTTTAAATCTCCGCTAACTGTTTTAGCTTCTTCTAATATTCTTTCTATATAAGTTAAGTCTTTACTATTTTCTATTTCTCCAGCTATCTTAGTAAATATATTAGCTTCTACAGTTAATCCAAATGTTGCGGTATATTCTAAAAATTCATCTGCCCCATAGATAGCTAATTGACAACTATAGACACCATCTTGTTTAGATATTCTATTAGTTATTGGGAAAGTGATTTCCCCTTGCTCTGCATTTGTAATGTTTAAATTCTCTATAATGTCTCCCTTTGTTGTACCAGCCATTACGTAGCCAAGTTTAACAGTCTTACCAACTAAACTTAATCTTCTTTTATTCTTTAAGATATATAGTTTATAGATTTCTGCGTTATTATTGCCTTTTATTGTTTTAATGCCTTCGTTATTATAAGAATCAACATTAACTTTTAGTTCAATTTCACTCATAATTCACGCTCCTTTCTACTTATCTTTTGTATCTCTTCCTGCACTTGGATTAGTACATACTCCACTTCCGTTAAAGTCATACCATTTACCTTCAATGAAAATTGTTTCTTCACTGGCCATCACTCCATTGGGCTTCATCCAGTAATAATTAGAATCTTTTAAAACCCAATCATTTTTTACTAAAGCCCCAGTTTCAAGTGCATAATACCAGCTCTGTTGATATTCAATAAATTCGGCACTAGCCATAAGGGTATTAGATTTAATTATATAAGTATTGTTGTTATAATAAATAAGTTTAGGCTCTATAACCATTTTGCAATTTTCATCTATCCAATAATAACAGGGCTTTTCATTAAAAGTGCCTTCAATGAAACAGTTTCTATCTAAAGCACCTGAAGAACTTGCATGATAATCAATCCCATCATGTTTTATCCACTCATTTGTTGCTATAAATCCATCATCTTTTACGAAGTAGAAGTCTGATTTATAAGGATATATTCCTTTAGTTGCAATGCCTCCAGCCGCATTAGTCATTTTATATTTCCCACTATAGTAATCCAGGAATTGAAGTGGTAATTTATATTCGTGGCAACACGGATATACAGCTCCTCGAGTTATCTTAAATACTGTCATATCGTTGTTATCATTACTGTAGACTTTACCGCCATATTTTAGACATTTTAAAGCAAAGTTTTTTATAATGTCTTTCTTATAAACATCTAATCTATCTATTAAGCAATATCTAGCTTGTAATTCTTCAAATCGCTTGTCTGAGTTACCACCGTCAGCTCCATGGTGAGAAAGTTTATAAAGGTCTATTTTACCTATTCTATTCTGTAAATGAGTCTCGGTAGCTGTCGTACTATCACCAGGGAATAGGCTTTTAGTTCCATGAGATACTAGAAGATAATTAACACTCATACTATTTTCATTTGTATAATCATAGAATTTACTTGCAAAAGCTTCTATATAGTCATTTTTACCTATTTTAAATTGTTGGTCATTAGCAACTATCTTTTGCACATTGAATTTATCAGCTGCTGCTAACATTCTATCGTGATATCCTTTAGTGTCCCATTCTTGCTCTGTAGCTGGTAACCTAGAATAATCTATCCCATCTTTAAAAACAATGAAATCAGGTCTATATTTTTCTATAATGGCTGGTGCATTTCCTATATGGTCGCTATGATCATGAGTAGCAAAGAAGTATTTTAGTTTAGTTACTCCAATTTTATCTAGTTGTTGAATCATTATTTGAAAATTTTCTTCCATGAAGCAATCTATCATAGAGAATGTTCCATCATCAGCTTTTATAAGAATACAATCTCCATAAGAGCCTTCTCTATTTTTTAAGTTATAAATAATAGTTTCAGTATTGTCTTGCATTCTTTCTGTTGTAATATTTAAATTATTTTTTAAATCCTCAATGCTTTTTACATTTTTCTTAATGTTAGCTTTATTTTCTTTACTTCTTACATCTACATCATTAAAATTTTCTACTTTTGCAAGAGCTTTATCTAAAGCAGAAAAGTTATTAGAACTTTGTATAGCTTCAGTATCTATTAAACTTTTAGAAATAATTAATCTAACTAAGCAAAGTGGAGTAAGACGGCCACCAGTAGAATCACTAATTGTTAGTTGATAATCTGCTGTTCCTGGAATTAAAAAATCATCTGTTAATTCTAATCTTGCAATTCCTTTTTTACCATCAATTATATTTAATTCATCAAAGACAGAAAAATATTTAGGATTTATACCATAAATTCTAACTGTACTATATGTTAAATCTATAATATTAATTTCACCTAGAAACTTAAAATCTATAAACCTTGATTTAATATCATGTTCAACAGCTTTAATTTCTATTGGATCATCTCGATTTATATAAACTTTTCTATGTGGTTCTAAATATTGCATAAATTATTTCTCCTTTCTTGTAATAAAAAAGAGAGTAGAAAACTACTCTCTTACACTAAATCTCCAACTTTTAAGGAAGGAGCTATATTTTGTGCTGTACCATTAACTCTAAGTTCCCAATGACAATGTGGGCCTGATGAATTTCCTGTGTTACCACTTCTAGCTATAACTTGTCCTGCTTTTACTGTATCACCTTCATTTACTAGCAACTCGCTATTATGAGCGTAAATAGTAACTAATCCACCGCCATGATCTATAAATAAATATTTGCCATAGCTTGTAGTTAATTCTCTTCTTTTTATAACTTTACCTGACTTTGAAGCTCTAACTGGTGTACCTATAGGAACACCAAAATCTATTCCTGAATGTGGAGCTCCTGAAGGATAATAAGGGAATGTTGCTGTTACATGTCCATTACTTACTGGAATAATCCAACCATTGCCATACTCATTATTTATTGTTTTAAAATTACTACTTTCTATAGGTGGGAAGTATCCATCTCCTTTTACTGTACCTATTTGCCCTCCACTTGCGTTTAAAATTCCAATAGGAGACATAATGTAGTTAGCGTTTTTAAACATTTCAGCTTCTTCCTTTCTTCTACGCTTTAATCCTTTTTCGAAAATTGTTCCTGGCATGGTTGCGTAAGTTAACCAATCATTATAAATTTCATCAATACTTGCTCCCCTTATCCAAGCTCTGTACATACGAGAATTATAATAGCCTGAGTTATAACATAAATCTACAAATGCATCAAAAACATTTATAGGAACTTTGCTAAGGTCTAAACCATCTTTAAGCATTTGATTTTTAACTAAAGAACCATATCTGTCTGGTATTAATTCAAATAAAACTTTAGATGCAGTTTCTTCTGAACAAGGTGGATTACCTAATTTATTAAAATAAGTTGGATCATTGGCTTTAGTAACTCCATAACCATATGTTATTTGACCATCTCCAATATTACCTGGATATTGTTGTAGTCCTTCTATTCCTTTAACATACCGAAAATATTTTCGAGAAGGAATTCCTTTACTAACATTCCCTAGGGTATCTACACCGCCTCCACCTATAGGAGAGTTTGGATCAAACACAGTAGTACCACTTGTATTTTTAATAACACCATTTAATACTAGGTCATTACATCTCAATTCTCCAGTTCTAGCATCATAATACAAAGATTTATCTTTTCCTATTCTTGTTCCTGAACCTGAAACTACAATTTCATTATCAGGTGTAGTTATATTGATGAAATGATCCCCGACCATTATATTATTCTTCCCATTATCTGAACGAATATCTATGTTATAAACTTTGTTCCCTTTAAAATCTACTTCTTCATATATTCTTACTGGCTTTCCACCTGAATCATCTAAAATGTTATATTTGTCAAGCGCAATATAAGAAGGAACTTTTGTCTTACCTTCAACAGCATATCCAAGAGACATTGCACTATCAATATCATTTGCTAACCCAATCAATGGCTTATTTTCATCATCTCCTTGAACCAATGACATTAACGCACCTATATAGTCGCCGTTCTTTTTCCAATTGTAAAGCTTAATCATATTATTTTCTATCTTTATTGCATCTTTTCCATTGTTTCTAAATAAAGCTCCACCAGGTTTCTTTAAATCTATCTCAAAGCTTTTATCCATATTCCGTATTAAAACTGTTGTTAAAATACCTATTAATTCGTCAGCTATTATTCCTTTTGGAGTTATAGCTGTTTTAAAATCCCATCCTGAATTATCGCTTAATCTTTTATCAGATAAAAGAATCCCTTTTGTCCCACCTTGAACACATCCAAAATCAGGATCATTTGGATCCAAAACTTCTTGAACCCAAGCAACTATATCTAATTTTTTTGCTCTATCTCTTTGTGCTAATAATGGAGCTTTCATAGCATTTATTGCTCCAATTATATTTTCGCCACCTAAATTCCCATCACCATCAAAGCTTCCTGCAATAGTATCAAATGTTACACTCTTATCTGCTTGTGCTGATGCATATGTGTCTAAATAATTTCCTATTTCACAATTCAACATTTCTTCATTTAAACAATCATATTCAAGTGATATACATCTAGCTTTAATATTAATATCTAATGGTTTATGTTCTATATATACTGTATCTCCTAATAAAATCTCTTCTAGTGACTTATACTCTTTATATTCTTCAGTACTTGATAAAGGAATAAATTGAACACTATAATTTACTAACGGCTTATCTATTCCTTTACTTATAAGCTCCTTACCTTTATTTTTTAACGCTTCATTAACCTGCTCTTGTGTATCAAACCCCTCTGCATTTTCACCTTTATTGTTTGGTGTCCCTTTTAACTTAATATCTTCAAATCTTTGCTCTGATTCAAACACATGACTATAATTATTAATTAATGGAGAATCTACCCATGGAGTTGTTCCGCTTATACAGATACCATCATAACCAGTTGGTATTACTCTAGTTATTAAACTATCCATATCTATTGTTTCAACTAAACCTGTTAAATTCTTTTTATATGCAATTCTAACATAATTATCTTCTCCTACTCTTTTATTTAAGTAAATATCGAAATTATTTAAAAATAATTCTCCTCCCCATCTACTTAAAAAAGAATTTTCTTTATCATCTCCACCTATTGCTTGTACTATCTTCTTTCTAAAATAATAAGCTGTTGCTATCTTTTCTATATCTGAATGTCCTCTAAACTCTGTCCCTTTTAAAATTTTATCTAATGCTTGTTGTCCATTACAATTTACACATCTAACATCAAATATATTTTCCTCTCTAGTTAAATCCTTAATATATATGTCAACTAAGTCATAGAATATATGCCTTGCTTTTACACTCATATAATCTAAGTTTTTTTCTATATCGTAGATTCTATAAAGTTGTTCTGGTATTTTTTTATATGGTGTACTAACTTTTATAACATCATCTCTAGAAATATATTTCCATCTTTCCTCTTCATCATATTCATGCTCCATTGCTATTTCATTTAATCCAGTTACTAATTCCATTTTCAAAGTACATTTAGAAGGTTCTAATATCATATCTCCATTATTAACAAAATTCTTATTATTAAATTTATATAATTGTACTTTCCCCATAAGCTTAATAATAAATATAATTAGGAATTATATTTATACTCTCTATATTTCCTTCCCATCTAATTGTATTTTCCTCTAATTTTAAAACAGGAAAATCTCCCTTCATGTACTTATTAGTTGGATTATCTAAAGTATTTTTATAACATAATCCAAGTTTAGAATTTATAGTTGTTTTTCCCATGGTTAAATTTAATTCTATTAAACTTTCATTTATCCATAACTTTATATCTCCTTCTCCTTGTATAGTTATTATTGGTTTACTTTCAAAATCTCCACCATTATAAATCATGTCCCCATTATTTATTTCTAATTCTTCAGCTCCATAAAAACTATATGCAAAAGGTTCTAGTGTAAAAGTAACTTTGAATTTACCTATTGTTTTTAATTTTCTTTCTATATCATCATATTCAACTTTCTTAACTATATAAAAATAAGAAGGATCATCTCCTTCCCATAATTTTTTGTCTTTAATATTATCTAGCCATCTTCTTATTCTTCTAACTTTTTCATGAATATTTTTCCTATCAATAAAGTTATACTCTACAACCAAAATTCTATTTTCATAACCTATAATTTTATAGTCAGTCCCATCCTTACCATCAATTTGTTGTTCTCTATATCTCTTTTTTAGTGAAGGGAAGAATGGTCTTTTTACTGCCTTAATTCCTATTTCTAAATCTGTGCAATTATTGAACCAAATAAAATATTTATGCACATATTCGACCTCCCTTCTTTCCTTTAGTAACTCTATAACTATTTTCATCACTTTTCATTTGTTTAGCTACTTTCTTATATACTTTAGTACTGATTACTTCACCATCTAAATTAGTTACATTTTCAATTACAACTACTATATTATTATTGTTTGTATTATTAAGTTTTGTATTTATTTTTTCTAAGTCAACATTTGATATAGAAGGTACTATATTAGTATTTATAGTTCTATCCAAACTTTGCTTTATATCTAAATTTATATCTTCCATTTCATTGACAAAACCTACTCCAACACCTTGAGCCATAAATTTACCAACCTGATCTCTTAACACCCTAGATGGAGAATGTATATCTAAAGAACTTTTAAATCCTTCTACAATTCCATCACAAAATTGTTTTATCTTACTTTTTATCCATCCAATAGCACCTGTTATACC